CTGGTTGCCGTTCACGATCTTGACCCGGCCACCCTCGTCGTCGATGAGCGTGAAGATCAGCGGGTTGCCGTTCGGATCCGTGCCGCGCAGGTAGCCGACATAGAAGCCGACCTGACGATCCTCATGGACCACGTTCTCCTGGACGAACAGGAAGTCGGTCGGAGGGACGTTCGCCTTTTGCGTGATGAATTGGCGAGCCGTCCACTGCCGCCGACCTGATGTGATGCGTGCCATTATGCCACCGGATTTGCTGTCGCCCCGGCCTGACCCGTGATGATGTCAAGCGCAGAGCCCGTCCCAAGCCTCGTCCGCGAGAGAAGCTCCGCAGACTTCGCCATATCCGGTGCGGTCGCCGCAGCCTGCTGCTGGGCCATCGCTGCCTGAGATGCACGCCGCTCCTCTTGAACAGCATCGTCAGACCGGATGATCGCGGGAGGAACCTGAAGGCTCGACCCGTACTCGTCAACCACCTGATCCCAGTCAGGCTTGTCGAGGACTTCAGGCCGCACCGCAGCCATGTTGCCGATGAACCCGACGAACCGCTCGATGCCGGACACGTTCACGGCGCGCTGGGCCTGGGCCAGGATCGAGGTGTACTCGATCTTCAGTGCGCCACGGATCTCAGGCGGCGGAGGCGGGATCAGCCCGTTGCGCATGCAGATCATGAAGACCCGCTCCAGCGCCACGTTGAGCCCCTCGTTGTGGAGGCGCTCCAGGACAGGGCCAAGGTTCAGCAGTTTCTCCTCGTGCCGCTCCGCGATCTCTCGCGCCGTCGCTGGCTGCTGCCGAGGATCGTTCAGGAGCATGAGGAAGAGGTCGGCGTAGTAGACCGTCTTGACCCGGTCCTCGTGCCGCTGGATCTCATTCGCGATGGCGTTGATGCCAGCCGGGGCCACCTCGTACAGAGGCTTGATCATCGCGGCCTGGGAGGCGGTCGCCGGGAGATGCACCGTCGCGCCGGGCAGGTGGCTCACCTTGTGTGTCGGCCCAGCCGGGCTCTGCACCGGAGGCGTGACCAGCTTCTTGATCGCCTTGCCCTTCTCGCGCTCAAGCTCCTGGAGGGCGCGGGTATCGCCGAGCGCATCCAGGCCAGGGCCGGATCCATAGTCCTCACCCGCCTGCACGTCCCAGCGCATGACGGCCACCGGCCACTCGCGATAGCCGGTCTTCCGGAGGAACTTGTTCTTATCGTCATCCCGCGTCATCTTCTTCTCGAAGTAGACGCAGACGTAGGGCCAGCCCTTCGGACCGGGCAATCCCTGGACCTGTTCGAGGTTCGGCTCGATGGCCATGACCACCTCGATCTGCTGATCAAGACTATCGTGGCCCTTGTTGTAGAGATCCTTGACGCGCTTGGAGACGTTGTCGTAGCCGTACTCCTGCACGAGTTGCAATACGGTCTGCTTGTATTCGCGATAGAGCGTATTCGGACGCCCTTTGGAAGAACACGCGAGGTAGTATTCGCCAGGAGCAAGGACGGTGCAACGGATCACATCCTCGAAATCTTCGTCCACGACCATCGGAGACGTGCCGAAATCTGCACCGTCCCGATACATCGTCTGGACCTGATCATAGAAGTTCGACTTCGCGAGCACCGTCGAGACGATCTGGGTGCTCTCGTACAGCCACTGCTTGACCGGGCCGACTTCCTCCAGGCCGGGCTGGTTGACGCGGAAAGCGAACCAGGGGCGGCTGGGGCTCGACACGCCGGACATCATGCCGGACCCGCAGGTGCGCGACGCGATGCTGGCCGTCGAATTGATGATCTTGTTCGAGCGACGGTTCAGGCGGTTCTGCGGACCGGTGCCGGTGAGGTACGCGCCGCGACGGGGACGGATCTGATCGGTGATCTCCATCCACTCGTCGAGCACGTATCCGCGCGCAATGTTCAGGGCCGACAGACGACGCGAGAACGGATCTCGACCGGTCTGATAGTTCGTGTCCCTCGGCTTCGGTGGAACCTTCGGGTCGAACCCCAGTCGGGCCGTCGTCGTCTCAGTGCGGGCTGCAATTCCGCCTGCCATCGCTACACCTTTCCAAGCCGGGCCGTAGTGCTACCCGGCTGCGGGCCGAAGCTGGTGACGCCACCCTTCTTCTCGCGGAAGGCCAGGACATCGCCTGTCTGCCCGAGAAGCTCTGTGCGCGTCGTCGTCTGTCCGTCAACGATAGCTGCGCGCTGCCGGTTCTGCACGCCCTCAGGCATTGCCCCACCGGCAGCCCATTTCTCAGCAGCCACTGGGCTCGCGTAGAGGGGGCGAGCCGCAGGTGCTGGAGTGCTGCTACCGCCGCCACCGCCACCGAAGCACATGCTACTGCCCCAGCAAAGTCTTGGATGCGCCGAGACCGGCGGAGCCAAGCTGACCGCCACCGGCCAGGATTGTGGAGGTCGATCCGCGCCGGGCGCGGGTTGCCGCCATCGTCTGATCGCGGACCGCGAGGTTCGCCGGATCGGCGAGTTGCGGCGGATCGGGCGGGGGCGGCGGGGTCGGAGGAACCGGGGGCGTCTTAACTTTGCCGAAGCACATGGATCACATTCCTAGCCTGCGAAGCTCTTGAAGATCAACCGGTCCCTGGTTGTAGGGATCGAAGTCAACCCCTTCATCTAGCTGCGTATGGTGGAGTTGGTCAATCGTGGTGAGAATGTCGCGCGGTCCCACCGGTTCCGCAAACGTGAGGCAGAGACCATCGCCTTCGTCCGGCGAACGTCCCATCCGGTCCTTGAAGTCGTCCTTGCTTTCGATTTTGATCTGGTTGTTGGCGTCGAACATATACTCCCGCGCCGCCAGATCCTCACGGAGTTCGTTGCTGTGATCCAGACATCCGCCACGCTTGAGCCACTCACCCACCTTCGCCTGCATGTACGAAGCCCGGTTAGCATAGCCCTTCTCGGGGCTCTTGTTGTTGAAGGCGACGCCCTGGACCCGAGGGCACTTCAACTGGTGCAGACGATCCACGACGCCCGCGCCGAGGCCGGTCTCGTCGACAAAAATGGCATCCGGGAGAAGCTCGTGGGCGATCATGTTGACCTTCGATGCGAGTTGCATCGTGTCCACACCCTTCAGACGGACGGTGGCATGGCTACGACCGTCGAAGCCCTGACGGATCTTGATGATGCTGGTGTCGTCGCCGAACCGCGCCACGTCGACCCCGATGATCAGTGGATCGGTTGGATTTGGCGAGACCAGTTCCCGCTTCATCGCGTTGTCCACGTCCTTCGCGCTTATCAGCGACATGAGGCCGGTGTCCGGGAACTCGCCCAGGACGCGGATCTTGAAGAAGTCGCTGTCGACCCCGTGGTCTTCTTCCCACTGGGCGATGAGTGCCTTGTTCGTCTTCCGAGCGGTTCGACTGTCTACGCGCCGATTGATCCAGCGTTTACGCCACTGGGTGAAGGTCTTGTAGAAGTAGCCGCCAGTACGGGTCGGGTTTCCCCACAGTATAAGGAAGGGCTCTCCGTCAGTAAGACCACCCTCCGCCGTATCAATGATTACGTCTGGTATCGCGGAAGCCTCATCCATAAGGAAGAATGGGCTGCTGTTCGCTGCGTGCAGACCGGCGAAAGCTTCTGGTCTGTTTTCATCCCAAGCCAGTCCGTCGAGCCGCCAGAGTTCTGGCATGCTCTTGTGGCTCATATGGAGGTTGCCCGGCGTGCTGGTGATATGCCAGTCATCGCTAACCGGGAGCAGCCGCGTCCACTTCGATAGCTCCGCCCAGGACTTCGTCACAAGCTGGGTGATCGTGTTCGCCGTCATGACGCCCTTCGACATCGGGCGCGTGTTCAAGATGAAGTTCGCGATCATCGCGTTGAGCGCGGACTTGCCGACACCGTGGCCGGTGGCCGTCGACATCTTGATCGGCAGCACCGGGTCGGACCCGTTGAACCCACGGGCCTGGATCTCGCGCTGCATGTCCTTCAGGAAGTCGATCTGCCAGCCGTCCAGGCACTCGTTCTCCAACGGCGTCCTCGGTTCGCCCCAAGGGTAGGAGAACATCACGAAGTCATAGGGGGACCACGCGAGCCCCCCGATGATCTCCAGATAGTCCTTCTTGACCTGGGCCTTGTTCTTGATCAGGGCTACCACGGACGCTCTCCGTTCGGCCCGATGATCCGCGCAGGAAGAACCTCGCCGACGTTGCCCTGGTCGATGGGCACCTCGAAGAGTTCCTCGCCGATCTTGTACTCGCAGCGCGCGTCGTAGCCGAGGAACGCCTGCGTGTCCGAGATCGTCTCGTTCGCGGCATTGCAGAACCGCTCGATCCTCGCCAGACCCTGCTGCCCGCCCATCGACACCAGGACCAGCTTGTCCTTCATGTTGATGGCCTCGACCCGATGGGAGTACCCGCGCGGGAACCCCTGGGTGATATTGTGTTTCTCAATTTGCTTCAAGGCGGAACCCCTTCCATGTCTCCTCGACCGAGATCGGAGCGCCGCCGACCAGAAGTTGCTCCTTGTCGATCTCGTCGTTCGTCATCGTCGTGTCGGCAGACCGCTTCAACTCCTCGCGGAGAAGCTGCATCGCCAACGGCGAGGCCCAGATCTTGGTCGGATCTGAGCCCTTCATCTGCGCACGCCGGGCGTCATAGGTCGCCTCGAAGACCTCTCGAACATTCATCTCTTTCTCTCCGTGAGACGGCGGATCGCCTCCACGCGCCGCGCCGATAGCCCAACTTGATCACCGAAACGTCTGGGGTCAAGCATCCCGCGATACTGCTCCCGGTCGAAAGCGTCCTGGCCGAACTTCTGCGGAGGCGTCACGCGATACGGAGGAGGCACCGGAGGAACCGGCGCGATCACCCCGATCTCGAAGAGCGCCCAGGAAGGACTGCCGACAACGAAGTCGCTCAGGCCCATCGCCACGGTCTTCACGGGGAGAGCCACGGTGAATGGGTCGAAGACCGGGCTTTCCGTCGTGAAATCGGCAAGTCCAATCACCAGTCTAGACTGGAGCGCTACGGAGCCGAATACGGGCGATCCTGTGGTGAAGCTGCCCAGCGATACGCCTTTGGCAAGAAACACGCCCACGGAGCCGAAAACGGGACTGCCGGTGGAGAAGGCAGAAATGCCGAGGGGATGGGTGATGGTGGCCGGGACTGCCCCGAAGACCGGAGACCCCGTCGAGAAATTGGCCAGCCCAAGGCTCGCCCTAATCGTTGCGGCGAGCGCCCCGAAGACCGGAGACCCCGTCGAGAAAGCTGACAGGGCCATCGCCTTCTTCAGCGTGACGTTGACCGACCCGAACGCCGGGCTCGCCGTGGCAAACGCGCTGAGGCCGATCGGATGTGACAATGTAGCGCTGATCGAGCCGAAGACTGGACTGGCCGTGGAGAAGTTCGAGAGACCGACGCCCTTGGCGACCAGGACGCCAAGGCTATCGAAGACCGGCGAGCCAGTGCTGAAGTTGCCGAGGCTGAGCGTGCGAGAGATGGTTGCCGCCAGCGATCCGAAGGCGGGAGATCCCGTTGTGAAGTTGGACAGGCCGAGGTTCGCCTTGATCGTGGCGCTGGCGGATCCGAATGTCGGAGAGCCTGTCGAGAAGTTGCCGAGCGTGTTGATATCGACCGTGGTCGTGGTGGCCGCTGCCTTGAAGGAGCAGATCAGGACGACGGGAGCGTCACCGGTCGCATCGGACGAATGGGTGAAGGTTGCAGACTGCGTGCCCGTTGCCGAGACGATCTTGTACCCCGAGACGTAGCTCGTCGCGTTCGAGGCATTCACATACCGGTTCTGTTGCGTATAGGGCGCACTGATGGCGCAGTTCTCGTTCGTCAGGGAGCCGCCGTACTCCCACCCCGCCCAGACCATCTCATCGGCCTGCGTGGTGGCTGTGGATGATGTCGCTGTGACGCTGGTGCCGGTGCCGACCGTGGTCGTATACGCCAGATCGTTCGGGCTCGCCGCCATGCCAGAGAACTCAGCGACATCGGCGACCATGTAGACATCTGTGCCGGACGCCCAGGAGATCGTGACTGTCGGCGTCCCGGCGTTCGTGACTTTCGCGCGGAAGAGTTCCAGCCGGTTCTGGTTCTGCGTTCTCCCGGCAACAGAGGCATAGGTGTTGCCGAGGTTGTCCGTGACCGTGAGCGCTGGAGGGTTGCCGCTGTTACGCCAGCAGGCCGCGACGACCAGAATATCGTTGCCGACCGTGACCGCTCCTGGGAGCGATACGGTACGGCTGGTCCCTCCCGCCGCCAGGACGGTCGGGGCCGCGACCTTCTGGACGAATGCAATCGCCATTGAGCATTACGAGTTCGGGATCGAGATGTCGAAAGCCGGGCTTGTCCAGTTGTCGCCAGCGTTCACCGTCTTGTTCGCGCTCAGGGCCTGCGCGTGTAGGAGACGAGAGTTCGTCCTGTCGGTGATGGCGATGTGCGAGGCTGTCCCGCCGGTTGCCACGGTCCCGGTAGTACCGGTGACGGCAGCCACTGTGACTTTCCGTCCGTTGGGGCTCCCGGCGGCAGGAGCGCCAGCAACGTTTCCGGCTCCCAGGTTGGCAGTCCCGAGGTTGTTGGTCGTGGTGGCAGCGGCGTAGGTGGTCGGTAGGGCACTGCAAAGCTCCAGATGCGTGGCCTCGACATCAAGAACATTCAATCCGAGGTCTAGAACCCGATCTCCGAGAGGCATGGTGGTTCTCCAGGTACTTGGCCGCGTCCTTCAGACGAGCCGGATCATCACGAAAGGCTCCAAGGCCCATGTTGCATAGACTACACAGCAACGCTCTGACAACGCCAGTCTCGTGATCGTGGTCTATGACCAACTGATTGCGGGTGCTCTCAGGTTCCCCGCATATAGCACAGGCGTACCCCTGGGCCGCTTCCATTTCTCGATACTGATCGACGGTGATGCCTCTGCCTCGACATGCCTCGTACAGAGAACGGCAAGGCTTGCAGGTGCTGACAACTCCGGCGCGACCTCGGCTATAGGATTTGGAAAACTCCGACAGCGGCTTCACTTGCCCGCAGGAACTACATTCCTTGGTGGTGATCGCCGGAGCGTGCTTCCCACGGCTAGGCGCTCCACGCTGCCGATAGCTCCTGATGCGGAAATACTCCCTGGCGCACTCCTGGCAGCCGTAGGCCGTGGTCTTCTCGCCTTGGCCACACTTGGAACACGTCGTCATCGCTGCCTCAAAGGGTCAGGAATGTCCTCGATGCGCAGCGCATCGTCCTTCGGACGCTTCCTCTCGCGCTCCACTAACGCTCGCTGACGGGCAAAGGTCAAGCCGAACGGCTTTCGGACGAGCTTTTCGTCCTTCCGCTTCATGGCGTAGTCCATGAACTTGACTTGGTCATCCTCGGTCAACGGGCTTCTCCAGGTCGTGGATCAAGATCCGCAGCATAGGCAGATAATCGCCCTTTTCGAAGCGGTATTCCGCGATTACATCGTCGCTGCCATGAACATAGCAAAGGGCGAGGCTCCTCACCTCGCCCCTGCGCGCCGCCGCCAGGAGATCGACAAGCATGTCGCAGATCTCCTGCTCCTCGGGTTTAAGATTTCGACGCTTTAGCGTGACCAGCTTTGGCTTTGTCGAAGTCGTCATAGGTTTTCACCCCGATCATCCAGCCATCGTGGCCCAGTGTATCGAGGCGGAAGCCACCGCCGTCGACAGCTTTCAGCCGGGCCGTTGCTTTGTGGATCTGAGCCTCGCCGTCGCTGTTGCTTTCGGTGTAGAAGCTCACGCCCGCAGCGTTAACTGGCGTCCAGTCCCTGGACTTGGCCGAGGTCTTGCTCGTAGAGGAAGCCGCCATTTTCACCATCCGTTTTCGTGTAGGGGTAGCGGAGATCGAACCCCTTCTCCTGGAGCAGCGCCGCGATCTGGGGCTCCGTATACTGACCGGGGTCCATGATCTCAAGCTTGCGGTAGTTCCCAACGGGGCCGACAAGAGAACGTGCGAGGGGAGAAGGGGTCGACGACATGGCTCAAAGCCTCCGAGAGATCCGATATGCCTGATCCTCGATCATATTCAGGCAGCGGGTCAACTCGTCAAGAGCGAAGTCGATCCGCTCCGCCCAGGCCGCGCCCTCGTGAGGCTTATTCCCGGGGCTTGGCACCTCCACTGGACGACTTCCGTCGAGCTTGTCGGCGCTGACGGACAGATGCCCCGCCAGTTCGATCACCCTCGACGCCATCCCCTGGATCCGCTGCACGTTGTCCCCGAACCCGATCACTGACGGCTCCGCCACGGTTCCGATCTGTGTGCTGTACGACATCACTCGTCTCCTCGTCCTGCGACAGAACGGAAGCGGCGAGGGACCGCACCTCCTTGTCTGTCGGCTCTTGCCCATTCAACACCCTCGCAGCCAGGGAACTCGTCTCCTGACCCGATTTCTTGACCCCGCGCACGGCCTTCTGCTCGTCATCCTGCTCGACCACCCACGTCGCCCCATCGGAGGTCATGCGATGCGGCCTCGTCAGGTCGACGCCAGCCTTGTCGAAGTCGTCGATGTCCGGCGGATGCTTAAACTCATGTCTCACGGGTCAACTCCTGTGCCACGATACGGAGGAGGCGGTTCGTCTCGTCCTGGTCGTTCATGCGGTTGATGATCGCCGCAGGCTCTTCCGTCGCCTGGACGCGGAACCCATCAGGCCCCGTGATCACCGTATACCGGCCTTGCCGCGTCATCATCTCAGCTTTCGCCATGTTGATCCACTTCAGGCCCTGCTCCGTCTCAATCGGCGTCCACATCAGAAAAAATCTCCTTCCAGATCCGTCACGATG